CCAAGAAGCTCACGGTTTACGGCCAGGCCCCGAATGAGATCTTCCAGGACTCGATCATCTCCTTCCAGGCGTTCATCGACCAGGCGCTGCCTAAGGCGCTGTCGTGGTTCGAGGACGTCGCGTTCATCAACGGCACCGGTGTCGGCGAGCCACTCGGCTGGCTGGACACCGGTAATGCGGCTGCCGTGTCGGTGGCCAAGGAGACCGGCCAGGCGGCTTCCACGATCGTCTGGGAGAACGTCGTCAAGCTGTACTCCCGGATGCTGCCGGCATCCCTCGGGTCGGCCGTGTGGATCGCTCACATCGACACCTTCCCCGAGCTGGCCACGATGGCGCTCTCCGTCGGCACCGGCGGCTCGGCCGTGTGGATCAACAACGGGGTCGCCGGCCCCCCGATGACCATCCTCGGCCGTCCCGTGATCTTCACCGAGAAGGCGAAGACAGTCGGTCAGGCCGGGGACCTGAACTTCGTGGACCTGTCCTACTACCTGATCGGCGACCGGCAGCAGATGCAGGCCGACACCTCGGCGCACTACAAGTTCGCCAACGACCAGACCGTGTTCCGCGTGATTGAGCGGGTCGACGGCCGGCCGTGGATTCAGTCCGCGATCACCCCGAACCAGGGGTCCAACACCCTCTCCCCGTTCACCAAGATCGCCGTTCGTAGCTGACGATGCCGGCCCCGGGCGGCCCTCACCTCCCGCCCGGGGCTTGCTCCGACGTGGCATTCACCCCCCACCAGGAAGGCACGTAGATGGCAGGCATGGAACTGCTCGGCAGGGTGCATGATCTCTCGGTCGGGTTCATCCCGGTCGACATGCAGACGGCCGCGAACACCGGGAAGCGGGTCGCTCTCAAGAAGGCGTCCTCGCTCTCGGTCGTCCTCTTCAAGGCGGTCGGGACGGCGGGCGACGACCCGGTGCTGACCCTCAAGCAGCACACGGCCAGCTCGGGCGGCACCACGTCCAACCTGGCCGCAGTCGCCAGCTACTACTACAAGAGCGCAGTCAGCGCTGCGCTCGCCGGCACTGAGACGTGGGTCAAGGTCACGCAGGCGGCGGCCGCTACGATCACCGACCCTGGCGGCCTCGGCTTCTCCGCCGAATCATCCATGATCGTGGTCATTCCGGTCAGCGGCGCGTCCCTGGCCGACGGCTACGGCTACGTTTCGCTGGACATCGCCGACGTCGGCGGCAATGCCCAGCTCGGCTGCGTCCTGTACATCCTCGGTGACCTGAGTGTGCAGCGCGCCCCGGCGAACCTTCAGGCGGCCCTGGCGTGAGCATCCTCATCCAGGGCGACCAGCTCCGTACGCTCTTGCTGGGCATGCGGGTGGAGAAGTCGACGGGCACGCTCGCGGCCAGCACCATCCCGCTGTTCACGGTGGCGGGTGGGGAGATCATGCTGACCGGCATGACCGGCCTGGTCACCGCTACGATCACGGTCGCGAACTCGTACAAGCTCCAGCACAACCCAACGCTTGCCGGTGCGACGACAAGCGACCTGGTGGCTGCCACCGACATCGGGACGACTGACACGCCGGCCGGGGACCTGATCACCATGGACGGCATCCGGTCCGGGAGCCTCATCCGAGGCGCGACCGGCGCGAGCTTCTCTCGATCGGTGGTCCTGTCGACCGGGCAGATCGAGTCGGTCTCGGCCGGCACGGATGGCGCCATCCTCTGGGTCGCCACCTGGGTGCCGCTCACCAGTGGCGCGACGCTGGTCGCGGCCTGACGTGCCAACCACCACGGTGCACGGTGGCGCATCCTTCCCTCCCGAGGATGCGCCACTGGTCGAGCCGGAGCCCGAGCCGGAGCCGGAGCCGGAGCCGGAGACGAAGCCGAAGGCGAAGCGTGGCCGGCGGCCCATTGACGAACTGTTTGGCGGCCGCTCGTGAGCAGGATGGCGCCCTGGCTGGTCAGTAACATCACCACATCAACCACGACCGTCGTCAAGACGGGCGGCGGCATCTTGAACTCCGTGGTCGTCAACACCAAGGGCACGACGGCTAGTGTCGTCACGGTTTATGACAACACCGCTGGGTCCGGTACCAAGATCGCCACGATCGACAGCTTGAACCAGGTCGGTGGCTACATCTACGGTACCCAGTTCGCCACCGGCCTGACCATCGTCACGACCGGCGCGCCGGACATCACGGTCACCTACAGATAGGGATCTTCCATGCTGCTGACGTTCGGCAACGTTGCTCCCCATGAGGTGGCGCCGGGTGCGACTGCGACAGTGCGACACGCGGGCGAGGCGTGCGTGCCCACGCCAGTACGGGTCGCTCGCACGCTGGACCCGCTCGCGTCCCACACGACACAGATCATGGTCCCGGACGGGACTGGCGTCAGCGGCGTCCTAGCTGACGTGGCCGAGATGTGGCCGCTGCACTCCAGTCAGGCACCCGGGTGGGTACTGTGCGATGACGAGGCGGTTCTGGCCGCTGTCCGGGAGCACTTCAAGCTCTCGGACGTTCCGGGGCCGACCATGCTGTTCACGAACGCGGGCAGGGATGTTGTGGCGGCGCAGGTGTCCGGCGCGGGCGGCACGGCGGTCCTGAAGTACATGGCGCTGACCGCTAATGCCACATCACCGGCGGCCGGCGACACCACCCTCACGGCGGAGATCACCACCGGTGGTGGTGGGCTTGTCCGAGCGGTCGCGGCCTACGCGCACACGGGTGGGACGGCGACCTACACGCTCAGTAAGACGTTCACGACGAACGGTTCCGACACCCTTCCGGTGACCATCGCGAAGATCGGCATCTTCGACGCGTCCAGCTCGGGGAATATGGGATTCGAGACTCTACTATCCGCAACGGCGACCTTGTCAGCCTCGGGTGACGCACTCACCGTGACTGACACGATCACACTCAGCTAATGGCGGACAATGTAACCCTGAACACCATGACAGGTGGAGACACTGTCTCCGCCGACGATATCGGTGGCGTGAAGGTCCAGCGCGTCAAGGTCCAGTACGGCGCCGACGGGTCCGCCACTGATATCGCACCGGGCGCGGGGCTACCCATAGTCGGCGGAACTGTGGAGGTCAGCGGTAGCGTCACGTCCGCTACCGCTGTGATCACATCAACGGACTGTCTTCAGTACGGGTGGGTGTCGGTTCATCTGACGTCGGTCGGTTCCTCGAACGGCATTCAGTTCCAGGTTTCGAATGACAACACCAACTGGATTGGCACGAATTTAATCCCCGTAGGTGGGGGGACGCCGGATAGCTTCGCCACCAACGCTGGCGTCTACCTAGGGCCACTCGGTGGACGCTACTTCCGGGTCCAGGTGACGTCATACAGCTCGGGTACAGTCGCGGCGACGGCTAGTCTGACCTCGGCGGCTCGGGGGTGGCCAACTCAACAGGTATCCGCTACCTTGATCCCGGTCTCAGTATCGGGCCTTGGGTCCGGATATGCGCTTGGCTCCACGACCGACACGTCGGGGAGCACGATCGATTCGTCGTCGGCGCGAACCACCAGTGCCAACGGTTCCAACTGGGGCCGATACACCAAGGGTGGGCTGTTCCTTATCGACGTCACGGCCGTGTCTGGAACGGCTCCCACGCTGGTCGTCCGCTTGCAAACATCTGTGAACAGCACTAGCGCCTACGTAGATGTCGATACAACGAATGCACAGACGTCGGTGATCACCGCGACCGGCACGTATATGTTGCGGGTCTACCCAGGGTTGGATAACGTCGCCAACGCGAAATGTAACAGTCTCTTGGCTTATTACACAAGGTTCGCATGGACCATCGGCGGAACGACACCCTCATTCACTTTCTCTACCCGCGGAATTTCGCTTACCTAGGGAGCCTCTTGCTGTGTCCGTAACTGTGAAGGCGGCCTCGGAGAACTACGCATCCGGGGACGCTGTTGTGAATGTCCAGGCCGCGACCGACGGAAGCGGCACCGCCTACTGGGTGGTGAGCGGGTCCACGGACGTGGGGGACTACGCCCACAGTCTGACCGACCCGAAGCAGGCGAAGGCGCTCGCGTCCGCGATCGCAACGATGCTCGACCAGCGCGCCCAGGCCCTGGCGACGTATCAGTCGCTGATGACGGCTCTCGACGCAGGCGACGCCATGGACTGCCTGAAGGCGTTCGGAATCTAACCCTGGAATCATGGCGGCGCAGAGGAGGTTAGTCGGTGAGCCTTCTCTTACTGTTCCCATCTACCGCAAGCGGGACATCGTACGACCGGACCGCTACGGACTCGATCGCGCTCGCCGAAAGCCTTGCTCGGACGGTTACCGCTGCGCGGTCCGTCTCTGACGGCGCGACATTCTCGGAGTCGATAGCTCGGACGGTAACTGACTCCAGGGCGGTCAGTGACTCGATCACGCTCGCCGAAAGCCTCGCGCGATCTGTCACAGACGCGCGTGCGGTTGCGGACGCAGTCACCTTCTCCGAAAGTCTTGCCCGGATTGTTACAGACGCGCGCGCAGTTGTGGACTCGGTTACGCTGTCGGAAGCCCTGGTTGCACTTCCGGGAGTCGGTCGAAATGTAACGGATGTCATTACTTTCGGTGATGCCCCGTCCCGGTCGGTGACTTTTATTCGAGTGATCACGGATACCCTTACCTTCAGCGAGAGCCTCAGCTCTACCGGAGGAGAGACCGTGCCGCCCGTAGCAACACACCAGGGGAGCTGGTATGGCTTGCTGAGCATTACTCGCGAAGCACGCATTCTTCGCGAACAGGAAGCGCAGCGCGGACCGCTCGCCTGCCCGAACGACGGCGAGCCACTGCTGCGCGGGCCGGCCGGTGAGCTGTTCTGTCCATGGGATGGCTGGCGCCCGGCCTGACGTGTGCCAGCCATCCCATGATGGACTACAGGTAGTAGTACAGGCTACCAGCGATGATCGTTCCAGTGCCGCCGGTCCCGGTCCAGAACGTGAACCCAATGTAGGGACTGTCGCTAAGCAGCGCGGCGGCCGTGTTCGTCGGCACGTAGCAGATCGTGTAGCTCGTGCTCAGTGGTGCGTGGCAGTTGATCAGGTGCGTGGCGACGACCAGGCCGTTGGACTTCTTGAGCTGAACAGTCACACTGCGGGCCGCGCGCTGGGCACCGATCGAGGACTTCCGCTTGAGCGAGAAGTACTGCGGCTCGGTCCTGCTCGTGCCCACAGCGTTGTACTCGGTGAGCCACTGCACCTTTAGATCCCAGTCAATCGCGCTGGGAATCGCGACGGACTGGGTGTGACCGGGTTCATTGGTGGCCGCGAGTGCGGCCGTCGCGCCCCCGAAGAGCAGGAGCAGTGCGGCGACGCTGGCTGCGATGGTTCGGCGGATCATGGTCTCTCCCTAGTTGATGATATTGCTGTCAGGAAGATGTTAGCTTAGTCGCGCCCTGTCCGCTCTAGTCGCGCCCTGTCCGCTATTCTGATCAGCAGCACCCCGCTCCCGCTCAGCTCACGGGCTGACCGGCCAAGAATGCAAGGGCACAGGACGGGCGACCATGGCACTGAGCACGGTCCCGCTCTGCACGCGGGAGGACGTGAAAGGCGCTCTCGACTTCGCCGAGACCGCTCGCTCCGACGTCCGTGTCGACCGCGCTCTGGAGTCGGCTACCCGTTCCGTCACGGGTCGGCTGAACCGGTCGTTCGTCCCCACCGTCGACACCCGCTCGTGGAACTACCCCGACGGCCAGCACGGCACGCCATGGCGACTCTGGCTGGACCAGCACGAGCTGATCTCCGTGACGACCCTGACATCCGGCGGTGTCACCATCCCACCGGCCGACTACTTCCTCGAACCGAACGGGTCCGGCCCGCCGTACAGCTCGATCGAGATCGACCTCGGCTCGTCGTCCGCGTTCGCAAGTGGCTCCGGCACGTGGCAGCAGGTAATTGCCGTGACTGGCCTGTTCGGTCACACCGACGATCAGGTGCCGGTCGGCACGCTGGCCGCGAGCCTTTCCGACACGACCGGTACGACCGTTGCTGTCAGTGACGGCTCACAGGTCGGCGTCGGCTCCCTGCTCAAGGTCGACAGTGAGCGAATGCTCGTCACCGGCCGGGCGATGAGCACGACGAGTCAGACCGGCACCTTGACGGCGTCGAGTGCCGACCAAATTCTGACGCCGTCCGGGTCGTTGGCGGCCTTCCACGTCGGGGAGCTGCTCCTGATCGACGCGGAGCGACTGCTGATCGTAGACATCACGGCCACGGCGCTGGTCGTCAAGCGCGCGTTCGACGGCTCCACCCTGGCGGCACACACCACCGCCACGATCTACGCCTCGCGCTCGCTGACCGTGGCCCGCGCCGCGTCCGGCTCGACGGCGGCCACCCACTCCAACGGCGCGACCGTGACCGCATGGGCTCCGCCCCCGCTCGTCCGCTCGCTGGCCATCGCCGAGACGATCAACGAGATGTTGCAGCAGTCGGCCGGCTACGCGCGCACCGCCGGCCAGGGCGACGGTGAACGCCAGATGCGGCTCGACGCGCTCGGCGACATCCGCGCGCAGGCGTACGCGCAGTACGGGCGCAAGGCACGCATGCGGGTGGTGGCGCTGTGATCGAGGATGACGAGCCGATGCATGGTCCTGGCATCTGCGGGTGCGGCGAGGAAGATCCCTGGGCGACCGGCTGTCCTGCCGCACCCTACGAGACGGTGGCGTCGTGAGCGGCGCCGAGGTGAACCTGTCCGGCCCTGTGTTCGATGGGACGGCGCACAAGCTGGTCGCAGCCGCGCTGCTGGAAGCACAGTCCGAGGTAGCCGCGCATGGATCGGCGACGCTGCATGGCTTCATGAATGCCACGTTCAAGAATCCGACCCCGTACTACGAGACGCAGGTTGTCACGTCGAGCCGGGCCGGCGACCTCGTGGTCAACGATCGTAAGATCATCTACGGTCCCTGGCTCGAAGGTATCGGCAGCCGCAATGCCCGGACGCGCTTCAAGGGCTACGCGAACTGGCGCCGCGCGCGCCAGGAGACGGCGCGCAAGCTGCCTGAGATCGTCGAGCGGGTCTTCCGGCCCGTCCTGGCGAGGCTGTCATGACCCTGGCCACCGCGAGCATCGTCGCGGCCATCACCGACCACGCGGCCACCCTTGGCCTGTTCGAGCGAGTGGTTGGTCACGAGCCGAAGAACGCACCAGGCAGTGGCCTGTCATGCGTCGCCTGGTGCGACTCGATCGGACCGGCCCGCAACCAGAGCGGCCTGGCCGCCACGACGGCGCTGCTGGTGTTCAACGTTCGGGTCTACGGCAGCATGCTGGCCGAACCGCAGGACGGCATAGATCCCGAGCTGCTGAGCGCGACGGATGCCCTCATGGCCGCCTATGCTGCCGACTTCGACCTGTCCGGCCTGGTACGTGAGGTCGATCTGCTCGGGCTGGCCGGGAACAACCCGCTCGCGGCCAGGTTCGGCTACCTGAGCCAGGACGGCAAGCTCTTCCGGGTGGCAACGATCACCCTTCCACTCCTAATCAACGACCTCTGGCCTCAGGCGGCATGACATGGCAAAGACAAGCGGCCTCGGCGACGCCTGCTACGTGGGTGGGTATGACCTGTCCGGCGACGTCGGCAACCTGAACCGGATCGGCGGCGGCCCGGCCCTGCTCGACGTGACGGCAATCAACTCCAGTGCCATGGAGCGGATCGGCGGCCTGCGCGATGGCGCCATCGAGTTCGTTGCCTTCCATAACACCGTCGCCTCGCGCGAGCATGTTGCACTTGCGCCACTGCCGACCGCTGACACGATCGTCACCTACGCGCGCGGCACGACCCTCGGCAACCCCGGTGCCTGCTGCACGGCCAAGCAGGTCAACTACGATCCGTCACGCGCCGCTGACGGGATGTTCACTTTCGCCGTCTCGGCCCAGTCGAACGGCACCGGGATCGAGTGGGGAGAGCAGCTCACCGCCGGTCTCAAGACGGACACGACCGCGACGAACGGGACCGCGATCGACTTCGGGTCCGTCAGCACCTTGTTCGGGTGGCAGGCCTACCTGCAGGTGACCGCCTTCACCGGCACCTCCGTCACGGTGACCTTGCAGGACTCGGCCGACAACGCCGCGTTCGCCAACCTGACCGGCGGGGCGTTCGCAGCCAAGTCCGCCATCGGTACCGAGCGACTGGCCAGCGCGGCCGGCGCGACGGTGCGCCGCTACGTGCGGGCGATCACGTCCGGCACATTCTCGTCAGCGACGTTCTCTGTGGTGTTCGTTCGCAACCTGACGACCGTGGTGTTCTAGGTGGCGCTCAATCGGTTCGAGCCCGCCATGCCGCCGGGCAGCTACAAGACATACGCCGTGGCGGCACCGCGCCCGACGCACTGGCGGGACGCGACTTGCGCCGAAGTCGACTGTGAGATGCACCTGTACGGCTGGCGCACCGTGGTCGATGCCAGCAGCGAGGCGGACGTCTACATCCGTGCCGACCGTTCACGCAGGCACGTGGTCGAGGTGCTCGCTGATGGCCGGGTGAGTTTCACGTTCGAGCCCGGACAGCAGTGCTTCAAGGCTCACCAGGTGAAGCGCGAGATCCCCGAGCTGTTCGTCGTCCGGGACGGCGACTGGCGGTGGGGCGCAAATGCTCAGCGCCGCTCGCCCGATGATTGGGTGGACGACTTCCGGATCCACCAGGACCGCTTGGCCGACCGGCTCAAGCAAGGCTGACAAGACAGGAGATGAGTCGTGGCCAAGGCCAGCGGAGTTGGACAAACCACACTGAGTGTGGACGATTCGGGCGGCACCGTCCGAGCGATCAAGAATGACGTGACGAACTGGAGCTTCAGCACGCCGCGTGGCGTGCAGGACATCACCGGCGTGGACAAGTCGGCGATCGAACGACTGCTCCTGCTGGCCGACTTCTCCACCACGCTGAACGGGATCTTCAACACGAACGGCACGACCGGCGCGCACGACGTCTTCAAGACGGTGCCGAGCACGTCTGTCAACCGCACTGTCACGATCACCGTCAACGGTGTGACCATGGCGTGCGAGACGCTGTTCTCGGACTACCAGCTCACCCGTGCGGCCGACGGTGCGCTCACCTGGCAGGCACCCGGTTCGCTGGCCGACGGAAATGTGCCGACTTGGGCCTAGCATATCCGGTAGACTCCATGTGTGAGGATACCTGACTGTCATCCCGAGCGTGGGCATCAAGCGTTCGGGCTGTGTGGCCCGTGCTACTACAAGCAATACGACTCGAAACGGAACAGGAGGAAAGATCCGAGTGATTATGCGCCGAATTATAAACAACCACCACATCCGCCTCGACGCGGCGCGGACTGTCACCCGGATAAACCTCACCAGGCCAAGGGGTTATGTTCAGCCTGTTATGCCAAGCAACGCAAGAATACAGTTGCGGCTACCTGCCATCCGGATCGGCCACATCTGGCTAACGGGCTCTGTGCGTCCTGCTATAGCAGCAAGCGGTACCACCTCGATCCCGAGTCCTATCGCGTCAGTCATGTCCATGCCGAACTTCGGCGTCAGGGGTGGCCTAAGGATGGTTACCGCCTGTTGTGCTGGAATTGCAACGCGATGACCCGCTATGGGCGGACCTGTCCGCATAGCCAGGAAGAGGCGTAGATCATGGGCTACTCCGACAAGCCGAAGATCGTCCGGGTGGTGTTCGATGATCCGGACGATGAGCAGCACGGCCTGGAAGTCCGGATGCGCGGACTGTCCACCGGCGAGCTGCTTGACGTCATGGACCTGGCCGAGCTGACCGAAGAGTCCGGCATGACGGCAGAGGGGCGTGTCCAGATCCGACGCCTGTTCGAGACCATCGCCGACGGGCTCGTCTCCTGGAATCTGGAAACGCCCGACGGCAAGCCGGTACCGGCCGACCTGGCGGGCGTGCGGGGTCGGGACTTCGGGCGGAACCTCGCGCTCTTCGGGGCGTGGGTGCAGGGAATGACCCAGGTGGCTGGCCCTTTAGGGCAGCGGTCCTCGACTGGGCCGCCGCCGGAGATGCCGATGGAAGCACTGCACCGCGTGAGCTGACCCAGGCGCGCACCATCGTGCGCCTGTGCAAGATGTTCGGCTGCCTGCCGAGCGCCTTGATGAACGAGCCAGCCGAAGTCATTCGGCTGGTCAACCTGGTCGACCTCGGTGAACCTGAGCCGCAGAGGATGGAGGAGGAGTGAGCGACGCCGGTGCGCTGGAGATCGTCGTTCACACGTCCGACAAGACGAACTTCGACGCGCTTAAGTCCGAGGCCAAGCAGTCTGGCAAGCAGGCCGGAGATAAGCTCGGCGAGGGACTGGAGAAGGGCGGAGAAAGCGGCGGCAAGAAGGCGGGCTCCGCGCTTGGCAAGCACATCGGCAAGGCGGCAGCGGCGGCCGGAGCGGCGGCTGGTACCCTGCTGGCTAAGGGGTTCGCCGACAATATGGAGATCGGCGCCGCCAACTCCAAGCTCAAGGCCCAGCTTGACCTGTCCAAGGAGGATGCGGCCAAGGCGGGTGACGTCGCCGGCAAGGTGTACCGGGACAACTGGGGCGAGAACATCGGTGAGGTAAACGACGCGATCCGTTCCGTCTCGGTCAACCTTGGGGCCGTGGCCGATACGTCACAGGCAGACCTGCAGAAGATGACGGAGAGCGCACTCGCTCTGTCGGACGCCTTCGGGGTTGACGTCGCCGAGTCGACCGTGGCCGCCTCCAAGCTGATCAAGAATGGCCTGGCGAAGGACGCGACTGCTGCATTCGACCTGATCACGGCCGGATTCACGTCAGGCTTGGACGTGAACGGCGACTGGCTGGACACGCTCAATGAGTACTCTATTCAATTCTCCAAGCTAGGCATCACCGGTGACGATGCGCTCGGCATCCTCAGCAGGGGCATGCAGGCGGGCGCGCGCGATACCGACAGTATCGCCGATGCCTTCAAAGAGTTCAGTCTTCGGGCCATTGACGGTAGCAAGCTCACAGCTGACGGCTTCAAGGCGATCGGTATTGACGCCAAGAAGGCCTCCAAGGTCATCGCCGAGGGGGGGCCTGTGGCTGAGTCGATGACACAGGACGTTCTCGACGGGTTGGCCCGAATGAAAGACCCGGTCGCCCAGAACGCTGCCGGCGTCGCTCTGTTTGGCACGCAGTGGGAAGACACTCTTCGTCAGATCCTGCCCGCCATGGATGATATCCACGGCGGGTTCGCGGATGTCGAGGGTGCCACTGACCGCATGAGCGCCGCGCTCGGCGACAATGGTAAGGCGAAGATCGAGAGTGCGAAGCGGGCGTTCGAGGGTTGGACGCAGTCCATGGCGTCCAGCAAGGGACCGCTTGGCGATGTTGCGTCCGGTGCTCTCGCGTTCGGGGCACCCGCGCTCGCGATGGCCGGCTCGATCGGCGCACTCGTGTCCGGCTTGGCGGCCATGAATCTCGGCATGGTTGTCGCCAAGGTCGGCATGGTCACCTCCGCCGTCGCCACCGGCGCATGGACGGCCGCGCAGTGGGCGCTCAATGTGGCGCTCACCGCAAATCCGATCGGGCTTGTCGTGGTCGCCGTGGCTGCACTGATCGGCGGACTGCTCTACGCCTACCACCACAGCTCGCGATTCCGGGCAATCGTGCAGGCCGCAGGCAGGGGCGCCGTCGCGGCTTTCCGTGCCGCCGCTGGCGCCGTCGCCAGTGCCGGCCGGAAGATCGTTGCCGCCTACAATGCAGTGATCAAGGGCGCGAATAAAGCCGGCGAAGGCATCCGGGATGCTTTCGCCGGTGCCTATCATGCCATTGTCGACCCGATCTGGAATGCGATTCAGTGGGCGACCGGTGCGTTGAACAGCCTCGGCGAGAAGATCCGGAATGTCGTCGGCTCCATCCCGGGTTTCGCAGCCGGCGGTATCGTCGGCCAGGCCGCCAGCGGTGGCGTGCGTTCGGGGCTGACCTGGGTTGGTGAGCACGGCCCCGAACTGGTCAAGCTTCCTACGGGCTCGCGCGTCCACTCGGCCGGCGACTCCGCCCGGATGGCCACGAGTGGCGGGGGTGACGGTCAGCGTGTCGTGCTGGAGATCCGGTCCGGCGGTAGCAAGTTCGATGACGCGCTGGTCGAGATCCTCCAGAAAGCGGTCCGCACCCGCGGTGGCGGCAATGTCCAACTAGCTCTGGGAAGATGAACCCATGCCTGTCTACACGACCTGGAATGGCCCGATGCCGACGACCGCTGCCCAGCAGTCCGTCACCACGGGCACGGCCATCAAGACGATGCTCCAGCTCGCCACGCCGAGCACGCGGGTCATTCAGCTCATCTCCTGGGGCTTCACACTGGACGACCCGCCCGGCGCCGACGCCGTGATCGAGCTGCTTCAGACCGACGTGGCTGCGACCGTGACCGCGCATGTGGCGGCCGGTGTGCAGCCGGTCGACCCGAACGGCACGGCGAGCCTGCTCACGCTCGGCACGTCGGCCACGGGGTACACGTCGACCGCGGAGGGGACCCCGACCGCGTGCCGGGTGTTCGACGCGGTGTCGCTGTCGAGCACGACGGCTGAGTCGCCGTTGAGCTACACCTGGCAGTGGATGCCGGACGAACGGCCGATCATCGCCGTGTCCAAGTTCCTGCGCGTGCGTGCGACGACCCCGACAACGGCGGTCGACGCGCGGTGCTGGGTCCGCTGGAATGAGTGAGTAGATGGCGCTCGCACCGCTGGTCGAAGGGTGGCGCCGTCAGGCGACGCCTCGACTCGCGCTGCCCATCGCGCGCGCCAGCTCGGGTGAGATTGTCGGCACCTTCCCGACCGACAACCTCCCGCTGCGTGTCGAACTGCTGCTTGGCGGTGCCTGGACCGATATCACCGGATATGTCTATTACCGGGACCAGATCAAGATCACGCACGGTCGGACCGATGAGCAGTCCAGCTCCAACCCATCCCGCTGTCAGCTCGCTCTAGACAATCGGGACGGTCGGTTCTCCCCACGCAACGCCAATGGCGCCTGGTATGGACTGATCGGGCGTAACACCCAACTACGGATCTTCCTGCTCGATCCGCTCGCGTCCTGGGTCCGTGAGTACCGCTTCTATGGTGAGGTCAGTGAGTGGCCCACAATGTGGGACCCGACCGGCACCGACGTCTACGCGCAGATCACCGCATCCGGTGTCCGGCGGCGACTTGGGGCCGGCAACTCTCCACTCAAGTCCGCGTACTACCGAGCGGCCACCGGTAGCTCGACTCCGCTCGGTGGCCTGATCGGCTATTGGCCGATGGAAGACTCCGTCGGCAGCAGTAGCTTTGCGTCAGCCCTGCCCGGGTCGATCGGCAAGCCAATGACCTGGTCAACTTCACCGACCCTGGCGACCGACACCAGCTTCGCCTGCTCGGCCGCGCTGCCGACGCTGGGTACTGCCTACCTGTCCGGTCCGGTGTCGCCCGGGTCGATCTTCGCCGGTGAGATCCGAGTCTCAGCCTTGATGAAGATCCCTGCCGGGACGGTCAATGGCGCCGTCCTGTTCGGCTTCACCTGTTCCGGGACGGCAGCCCGCTGGGAGCTGTCGTACGGCACCGGTGGGACCTTGACCCTGCGGGCGTACGACTCGGGTGGGACGACTCTCCTTACGTCGGGAGTAATCGCCTTCGCACTGGACGACACGGCCGTCCGGCTCTCGATCTCCGTGATCTGGGATGGCGTCGACACCGCTTACACCTTCTCGAAGATCACCCCCGGCGAGATCGTCGGAGGATTCGGCGCCGGCACCCTGGCCGGAGAGTCTGTTCTGCAATGCCTCTCGGTCTACTTGGCGCGCAACAAGAATCTCACCGACGTCGTCGCCGGACATGTCACGGCACAGAATCTGGTCGGATCGATCTTCGAGAACTATCTCCCGCTTGGTGCCTATGTCGGCGAGGATGCCGGTACCCGATTCGAGCGACTATGTTCGGAGGAGGGGATCACTGGTGTTGCGTACGACAGGACGGCGCCGTCCGTCCCTCTCTCGTATAATTACATGGGCACCCAGTCACGGAGAGATTTGCTCGCCGTTCTGACCGAGTGTGAACTGACGGACCGGGGAATCCTGCATGACATGCGGGATCGGTTCGGAGTGAAACTCCGTCTTGCGTATGGTCTTCAAGCCCGCCCGGTGGATCTCACGCTCGACTATTCGGCCGCCGACCTGTCCTCGATTGCACCGATTGAGGACGATCAGAACCTCGTCAACGATGTCACGGCCGTCCGCACCGACGGCTCGAGCTACCGGTATGCGATCTCCGACGGTACGCTCGGCACAGCGACAGTCGGGCTCTATGACACCTCTGTGGATCTGTCGCTATATCGGGATACCGACCTTGGGGATCAAGCGTCCTGGCGGGCCAATCTTGGCACGGTCGACCAGCCGCGCTTCCCCGACCTGTCGGTCGACCTGGCCCGGCAGAATTTCGTGGTCAGCGGGCCACTAAGCGCCGCCATTCGCGCGCTCGACATCGGTGACCGGGTGAAGATCAGCAACCCGCCATCATGGATGGAAGCCGATGATATCGATCAACTCGTCGTCGGCATGTCGGAAGTGCTTGACCAGCGGACCCGCAAGATCTCTCTGGTCTGCGCCCCGAATGAGCTGTGGCGCACCGCCAGCTACGGCACTGCCCGCTACGAGTCGGCCGGCACCTACCTGTCGAGCGGGCTCGATCCGACAACGACGAGCGTTGCTGTCAGTATCCCGACCGGTCCCGGTTGGGGAGTCGCCGATGGTTCCTATGATGTTGTCGTCAGTGGCGAGGCGATGACCGTGACCGCCGTGGCCGGCACAGCACCGACCCAGACCCTGACCGTGACCCGTTCGGCCAATGGCATTGTCAAGTCTCACGCAGGCGGTGCTGAGGTCAAGCTACGGCGGCGCTACTACTATGGATGGAGATATGTATAATGCCGCTTAATGGTGAGTTTGTCCGGTCAGTCGATGTTATTGATGACTGGACGGACTGGAGTGCGTCACAAGCGGTCACCAATCTGACCGTCGGTAACGGAACGATGGACTCGGAGTACATCCAATCCGGCAGTCTTGTCCTCTGGCGGGTACGCTTCTTGCTCGGGTCGACTTCAACCATGGGGACGTCGGTCCTGTTCACCCCGCCCGTGACGCCGGTCGCAAACGTCGCCGGTAGTTACGGCCTGTATATGCGCGACACGAGTGCGACCGCCAACTTTCAGGGCATCACCACCTGGTCCGGTGCGTTCCTTGTGCTCTGCACCCTGGCTGCCGCGCAGACCTCGACCACGGCGACGACGCCGTTCACCTGGGCGACCGGCGACAGCTTCGCGTTCCACTGCCTCTACAAGTCGGCATGAGAGACTGCTGACATGTATCTGACGGATCTTGCGGACATCTTGCGCGCAGCCGACCTGGCCGTGGTCGAGGTAGCGAACTGGCGGACCCGTGGCCGGCGTGGCGGTGAGCAGATGGACGGCGTCAAGTCGATCATCTGTCACCACACGGCCGGACCGGCGACCGGCGACACGCCGTCCCTGTCCGTCGTCATCCACGGTCGGCCAGGGCTTAGCGGCCCGCTGAGCCAGCTCTACCTGAGCCGAGCCGGCGTCTGGCATGTCGTGGCCGCAGGCAAGGCCAACCATGCCGGGGCCGTCGACAGCATCGACCACTCGAACGCATGGGCGATCGGAGTCGAGGCCGAGGCGACCGGCGTGGACACCTGGCCGCCGACCCAGTTCATGAGCTACGTGGCCGGCGTCGCCGCACTTGCCGCGCACTACAAGGTGCCGGTGGCGGCCGTGCTCGGACACAAGGAAGTCGCCGTCCCGCTCGGCCGAAAGATCGATCCGAACTTCGACATGGCAACCTTCCGGGCCCTGGTCGACCGGGCGATGCGTGCGCGCGCGGGACGCGACCACCCACGCCCGCCCGCGCCCTACGTGCTCAAGCGCTACCTGAAACTGCGCGTCCCGATGCTGCACGGCGACGACGTGAAGGCCGTACAGCGCAAGGTGGGTGTTCGGGTGTCCGT